GACATAGACGCCGAGAACATGCGCAAGCTTGCCGATGACATCGAGAACGTCGCGCAAACCGACCCGGACGTTGACGAGCCAGATGCCGACGGGATTGTCGTCGAGGAAACCGGCTGGTCTTCACACGATTTCTACGTCGGCCTATATGACACGGGCGACGTCCGGCTGTACGGCCCGGACGGTGGCAAAGAGTCCTACATGGATCTGTCGAACGATCAGGCGCTGGAGTTCGCTGAGGCGCTGCGTGAGACCGCCGACTCGTGGGACCGCGAGTTTGAGCACGCCGAGGAGCCGGTTCGAAACCGGCTCCCGGCCGATGTGCTGCGCGATGCGGAGATCAGCAACGAGACCGAGCTTGAGGACAGCCCATGACCAGACGCAATCAGTTGCTTCCACGTGCCCGCGCGCAGCGTCCGGTGTTTCCGGACGGTGAAGACCCGTCGCACTGGTTCCGCATTACGAATCTTGCCGACGCCGCGCAGGTCCACATCTATGCGGAGATCGGTGGCCCGGCACACGGGGCCGGGATCAAGGCAGAGGCGTTCTGTCAGGAAGTCGCTGGCATCGATGCGTCGTCGATTGATGTGCGGCTGAACTCTCCGGGTGGGGATGTGTTCGACGGCATCGCCATCTTCAATGCGCTCAAAAACCATCCCGCACAGGTGAACATCCACGTCGACGGTCTCGCGGCTTCGATCGCCAGCGTGATTGCGATGGCGGGTGACCACATCTCCATGGCCCGCGGCTCGCAGATGATGATCCACGAAGGGCATACGGCCGCCGCCGGTACCGCCGCGGACATGGCCCGCACCAGCGAGTTGCTCAACAAGTGCTCGGACAACATTGCCGCGTTTTATGCCGACCGCGCCGGCGGAACCGTCGAGCTGTGGCGGGAGCGGATGCGCGCCGAAACGTGGTACTCCGCTGACGAAGCCGTCCAGGCCGGACTCGCCGACGAGGTCGCACCGACGCCAGCACGCGGGCTGAAAGCGTCGTGGGATCTGTCGGTGTTCAACTACGCGGGCCGCGAGTATGCGCCCGCCCCGGACATTGACATCTACAACCATCCCGGCCATCCGGACCAGTCGACGCATGGGCGCAGGCACAAACGTGGCGTGGGCATGCCCGGCCCGCACGTTCCCGATGTTCCAAACCTGCCGGACAAGCCCGGCCGTGGAAAGCGGAGCACCCCCGCTGCGCCCAAGGCACCCAACGCAACCAAGGCTTCGCCAGCGAAGCGCACAACGCCCGCCCGCCGCCCCGAACCCGCACTCGAGCGCCGCGGCCCCGACTTCGGGCGCATGGATCCAGATCAGATCGACCAGTGGTTCAACGACCTCACGGTCGACGACTGGAACAAGCTCAGCAAGGACGACCAGGACGCAGCCTGGGACCACGCCAAAACCGAGCTGAAACGCTCCGGCAACGGCGGCAACTCGGCCTATGCAGAGATTCTGCGCGACATCGAAACCAATGCCCACAAGGAAGACCTGCGGCGTCGGTTTGAGCGGCTCAAGCAGATGAAGCCAGCCGCCCGCCATGCGGAGCCCGTGCACGAACCCGATGACTCGTGGACCGCACTAACCGGTCCACTTCTCACCACGCCATCCAACCGGGATGACGTATTTGCTGCCCTCAGGGAGAAACTGTGACCAGCACACTGCTACTGCCGGGGGCGGCCGTCAAGCTGCGCTCGCTTGGCATCCACCCGTCCATGCTCGGCCGCATCACCAACAAGGCGGCCACCGTCCCCGACGTCGACGACCTGCCCGTGCCGAAAGGTTCGGAAGAGTTGGCCGAAATGCTTGCCGACGACGAGCGCCTCGGCGCTGTCGTCGCGTCGCGTGAGGCGCTCGGGAAGTTCATCAACAAGTACGCCACCGCCCAGCAGGGTGATGGCACCGAACTGCGCAAGACCGTCGAAGTTGAGGCGCAGCGGATCTTCGCCCAGTGGTTGAAGGACGCCGACCAGTCCAAGGACGCCACCGAGGGCATCAAGCGGCTCAACCTCGACCCGCAAACCCGCCCGTCCGGGATGCTGTCCTCGCACCGTCAGGCCACCGCACACAACCCGCAGGCCATCGGCGCGTACCTGGACCGCGAGTTCGCCAGCATGGAAAACTTCCTGCGCGCGACGTGGCATCTCAACAACGACCCTTCGGTGGCCGAAAAGCTTGGCAAGCTGAAGAACGCCTCGTCCTCGACGGTCCCGGCCGAGGGCGGCTTCCTTGTCCCGGAAGTGTTCCGGGCGCAGTTGCTGCAGTTGGCGCTCGAGGATTCGGTGGTGCGGCCGCGGGCGACGGTGGTGCCGATGGAGGCGCCACGCGTGCCCTTCCCGATGATCGATTCGACGACCAACGCCGGGTCTGTCTTCGGCGGCATGATCGCCTACTGGGCCGAGGAGTCCGCGGCATTCACCGAGAGCTCGCCGAAGTTCGGCCGCGTCGTCCTGGACGCCAAGAAACTCACCGGCTTCGCACTGGTGCCCAACGAGCTCCTGCGCGACTCCTACACCTCCTTCACGGCCCTGCTCGAAACGATGTGGCCCAAGGCCCTCGCCTTCTTCGAGGACGTCGCGTTCATGTCAGGATCCGGTGTCGGTGAGCCGCTCGGGTTCCTCGGCGCAGGCAACCCGGCCGCGATCGCCGTCGACAAGGAGACCGGTCAGGCCGCCTCGACGATCGTCGTGGAGAACATCATCAAGATGTACTCGCGGATGCTGCCCGCCAGCCTGAACCGGGCGGTGTGGATCGTCTCCCCCGAATGCATTCCCGAGCTGTACACGATGGCCCTCTCGGTGGGTACCGGTGGCGCCCCGGTGATGCTCGTCAACGCGGCCGGCCCAGGCCCGGCGACCATGCTCGGCCGTCCGATCATCATCTCGGAGAAGGCCGGCCGGGTCGGCACCCGCACCGACGTGTCCTTTGTGGACCTGACCTACTACCTGGTCGGTGACCGGCAGATGATGTCCGCCGACCAGTCAACGGATTACCGGTTCGCCAACGACCAGACCGCGTTCCGGATCCTGCAGCGGGTAGATGGACGACCTTGGATCCAGTCCCCGATCACTCCCGCCAACAGCGGCGCCACCTTGTCGCCTTTCGTCGAGGTCGCCACCAGGGCGTAACAGACACGAAGCCGTGGGCGGCAATAAGCCCCCGCCCACGGTGCACCACCCCGACCGGCAGTTCCGCCCCGGCGGGCCAACCCGAAGGAAGAGAGAAAGCACGTGGCACAAGAACTTTTGGGTCGACTCATCGACCTGTCCGTCGGATTCATCCCCGTCGACATGCAAACCGCCGCGAACACCGGCAAGCGGGTATCGCTGCAACGTTCGGCGTCAGCGCTCGTCGTGCTGTTCAAGGCGGTCGGCACGGCCGCGGACGACCCGGTCCTGACCCTCAAGCAGCACACCGCATCCAGCTCGGGGACGACGGCGAACCTGGCGTCGATCGACCACTACTACTACAAGGCCGCTGTCTCCGGCGCTCTCGCCGGGACGGAGACGTGGACGCGGGTCGCGCAGACCGCCTCGCAGACCATCACCGACCCGGGCGGCTTGGGCACATCCGCTGAGTCGTCGATGATCGTCGCCATTCCGGTGCTCGGCACCGCGTTGTCCGACGGCTACAAGTACATCTCCCTCGACGTCGCCGACGTCGGCGGAAACGCCCAACTCGGCTGCGTCCTCTACATCCTGGGCGACCTGGCCGTGCAGCGCACACCCGCCAACCTCGCCGCGGCATTGAGCTGACGGGGGCTGACTGATGAGCGCATCTCCCACTTCGGCCATCTCCTACCGCAACCTGCTGTTGGGCGGCGCACCCGTCTCAAAGTCGACCGGCACCCTTGCGGCGACGACGGTTCCGCTGTTCACCATCGCCGGCGGCCAGGTCATGGTGACCTGCATATTCGGGCTGGTGACCACCACGATCACGGTGGCCAACAGCTACAAGCTGCAAAACAATCCGACCACCGGCGACACCACCGACATCAACGCCGCGACAGACATCGGCACCACCGACACCGCCGCCGGGACCATCCTCGGCTTCGGGCAGGGCACGACGGCCGCACCGGCTTTGCTGCGGGGCGGGTTTTGGCACGGCTACCTGGTGCTGCCGATCGGGCAGATCGAGTCGGTTTCGGCTGGGACCGACGGTGTCATCACCTGGTACGTGTCGTGGGTGCCGGTCGATGTCGGCGCGACGTTGGTTGCGGCGTAGTCATGTTGTGGATTTGCACAGCATGCACGACGGCCTACTCAGTGGGGGCACCTAAGTGTCCCCACTGCGGCGGCCGTGACTACGTGGAGCAGGGCACGCCTGAGCATGAGGCGTTCCTTGCCGCCGCAGCCAAACCCGTGGGCAAGCCGCACACCGCCGTGAAGGCGGACCCACCCGCCGCGGGTGCAGGGGTCGCGATCACACGAGAGGAACCCGACCATGCCTAAGATCACCGTCCACGGCGGAGCTTCCGACGCAACCCCGCTCTCGTTCGGTGCCGCGCTCGCCGCTGCACGCGAACAGGCCGAACAGCCTGCCGCCGACGTGCCTGACGAGTCGGTGTCCGAAGTAGACGATGCCGCCGCGAAGAGCAAACCGGCCGCCGATGCCGCCGTGGTTCCCGACGACGGCAAGACGGCCAAGGAAGAGAAGGCGGACAAGAAAGCCGAGGCTGCCGAAGCCAAAGCAGACGCCAAGAAGGCGACCACCACGGCAGCAGCAGCTGCGCCCGCCAGGGCTGCGCCCAAGAAGACGTCCGATGCGTAACACCGCAAGGCTGTGGCGAGGCGGCAGCCGATGACCGTCCGCCTCGCCACAGCAACCCGCAACGCGCTAACCGCCGCAGCAACAGCCGCCATCGACGCCGGCCCAGCCGGCGGCACCATCGACGTGCGCACCGGCACCCAGCCGCTGACGGCCAACGACGCAGCGACCGGCACCCTGCTGCTGACGTGGACCCTCGACGCGACAGCAAGCTTCGGCGCACCAACGGCAGGTATCGCCGAACTCGACGCGACGCCGGTCATCACCACCACCGGCCTCGCCGCAGGCACGGCCGGTTGGGCGCGGATCAAAGACTCCACCGGCGCGACGGTTCTGGACATCGCGGTCGGCACGGAGTTGAGCCTCGACAACGCGGTCGTCGCCGTCGGTCAAACCGTCAACCTGACCGTCGGGACCATCACCACCACAGCGTCCTAAGCGGACACCGGATCGAGCAGCAGAAGGGAGGATGTGACGCAATGAGCGGGAGCTTCGCTCCGGCCGCTGATGCGGCGATTCTGATGTCAGCGGGAGACGCCGGGCCAGCCGGTACCGGAGCCCATGCTCTCGCGGTCTTGTGGCGGTCGGACCCCACCCTCGGCATCAACAGCGGTTTGGCTTCGCTGTACGCGAGCTCGACGCAGGTTCGCCAGCTCATCACCGACGGTGGGGAGCTGTTCGGGACGGGCGATTTCAGTTCCGGCTATCCCCCCAACGCGATTGCTGCCAACACCTGGTATGTCGGCGTCATCAGCAAACCGGCTGGCAGCGCACACTACCGCTGCCATCTGTGGCCGTATGCCTCGGACGGGTCTGGTGTCATGGACCATGGCGAGTCCGGGACGGCGGCGAACCACGGAGATGGTTCGGCGATCACGGAAATCCGTGTCGGGCGCGGCGACACACGCGGCAACGGCCTGATCGCCGTGGTTGGTGTCTACAACTTTGAGCCCACCGACGGGCAGCTCAACACACTCAAGAGCGGGAACCTTTCGGCCTGGGCAGCCCTCGGCCCCTCAGAGCTGATCTCGCTTGAGAACTGGAACGGGACAACCGGCTGCACGGCAGTTGTCGGGACGTCGACACAGACTGGCATCACCGGAACCGTCGGCGTCGGCGCGAACCCGCCCGGCTTCGACTTCTCCGTCGCAACACCGATCACGGCCAGCCTGAACATCACACTGCCCGCACCCGCGGTCGCGTTGACCGGTGCCGCTGTCGCATCCGGCCGCCTGGCCATCACCCTCCCGCCGGTCGGCTGTGGCATGGGTGGACGGATCGTGTGGTCGCAGGGCGGCTGGAACCAGCTGCTGGCCCTCGGCGAGGAATACCGCGACAGCCTCGCCGAGCAGGCGTCAAGGCCGCTGGTCGCATGCCCCGACTGTGGTGAACCGTTGGAGACCGGCCCGCACGGTGAGCTGCACTGCCGATTCTCGGGGTGGGTGAGCCGATGACACTCTCTCAGCCCGGACTGTTTCACGCCTCCCTCGAGGACCTCAAACTGGCCACCGACACCAAGTACACGGCTCGCATGGACGGGCAGCTCAAACGCGCCCTCGAATCGGGCAGCAACGCCGTCGAATCGCTGACCCATCGAAGCTTCTTCCCGTGGACGGGCACACGCTACTTCGACTGGCCCGCACACGACCGCGCTCCGTCGTGGAAGCTGTGGCTGGGCCGCAACGAGCTCATTTCCGCCAGCCTGGTCGTTGCGGGCGGCACGACGATCGCAGCGTCGGACTACTTCCTGCGCCGCAGTGATGATGTCGACGAGCCGCCGTACACGCACATCGAAATCGACCTCGCCTCCTCGGCCGCGTTCGCTGCGGGTGACACGAGGCAGCGGGCCATTGCGATCACCGGCGTCTACGGGCACAGCCTGAATGAGGTTGCTGCGGGCACGATCACCGCCAACATCACCACCACCACCGCGACGACAGCCTCCATCTCCAACTCGGCGGCCGTCGGTGTCGGCAACACCATCCGCGTCGACTCCGAACGCTTTGTTGTCACCGGCAAGGCGATGGCCGAAACCGGACAGAACGCCTCCGCCCTCACCGCATCCGAAGCAGACCAGTCGATCACCGGTGTCACCGCCGGCACCGTCAACGTGGATGAGGTCATCCTTGTCGACTCCGAACGGATGCTTGTCGTCGACGTCGCCGGAACCACCCTGACGGTGAAACGTAAATGGGACGGCACCACGCTGGCCGTACACGCACTCAACGCCGACATTTATGCACCCCGCACTTTGACCGTGGTCCGCGCAGCCCTGGGCACTACCGCGGCCACCCACACCTCCGCTGCGGCGGTGTGGCGCCACGACCCGCCCGGACTGTGCGGCGAACTCAACATCGCCGAAACGCTCAACACCATGGGACAGCGCCAATCCGGCTACGCCCGCGAGATCGGCTCCGGCGACAACGCCCGCGAAGCCTCCGGCCGTGGCCTCAAAGCCATCCGCGAAGACTGCTACAACGCGTTCGGGCGTAAAGCACGATTGGCGGCCGTGTGATGGCCAACACCGTGTACGTCACCAGATCAGGCCCCGTCTTTGACGGCCGCTTCGAGCATGAGGTCGACGAGTTTTGCAAGACCGCGGTTTGGGAGATCACCAAGGAGGGCCGCGGCGACCTCGGGGTGCAGTTCATCAGGGTGTTCAAGGAGCCGACGGGCTACTACGAGGCCCACGTCGAGGCCGATCATCTTGACAAGTTCGGCTGGATCCACGACAACCTAGTTGTTTATGGTCCGTGGTTGGAAGGCCTAGGCTCCCGAAACTTCCCGGTCACCCGCTTCAAGGGCTACTGGTCGTTCAAGAAAGTCTCCGAAGCGCTGCAACGCAAGGCCGCCGACATCGCCGAACGTCACCTCCCGCCATTCATCGCCCGGATGGGAGGCGGCAAACCATGACACTGAGCTGCGGACCCGCCCTCTCCGCCGTCGAATCGCTACTGGGGACCCTCGGCGTGTTCGACCAAATCAACATGCACGAGCCCGCCAACGCACCCGGTGCGGGCATCGCCGCATCGGTGTGGGTCGAAGAGATCCGGCCCATCGCGAAAACGTCCGGCCTTGCCGCCACCAGCGCACTCGTACAACTGACCATCCGCATCCAACGCAGCATGCAAACCGAACCGCAGGACCAGATCGACCGCGACATGGCCGACGCCACCGACACCGTCATGAACGCCTTCACCGGCGACTTCGACCTCGGCTCGACCGTCTCGCACGTAGACCTCCTAGGCGCCTACGGCACACCGCTGACCGCCCGCGCGGGCTACATGAAACAGGACTCGACGACCTACCGGGTCATGGTCGTCACCGTCCCGCTGGTCTTCCAAAACGTGTGGACGCAGGTGAATTGACGTGAGCAAAACAACTGGCCTCGGTGCGGCGCTTCTCGTGCACGGCTACGACATCTCCAACGACATCGGCGCCGTCACGGACATCGGCGGAGGACCGGCGCCGCTGGTGATGACCGGCATCGACAAGTCGGCGTACGAACGCCAGGGTGGTGTCCGCGATGGGCGGATGAGCTTGTCGGCGTTCCTCAACGATGCGGCCGGCCGGGCGCATCCGCGTCTGTCGCCGCTGCCGACAACGGATGTGATCCTGACGTTTCTGGTGGGTACCTCGCTGGCCAGTTCTGGGGCGTGTTTGAACGCGAAGCAGTCCAACTACGATCCGACCCGCGGGCAGGATGGGGCGCTGGCGATCGCGGTCAGTGCGCTGGGCAACAGTTACGGCCTTGAGTGGGGCAAGAGCGTCACCGCGGGCGTGCGCACGGACACGGGCGCCACGAACGGCACCGGAGTGGATTACGGCACCGGATCAACCGCGTTCGGCCTGCAGGCCTACCTGCACGTGACCGCCTTTACCGGCACGGACGTGACGATCAAGTTGCAGGAGTCGTCCGACAACGGCGGCGGCGACGCGTTCGCCGACGTGACCGGCGGCGGGTTCACTGTCGTCTCGGGGATTACGGCGCAACGGATCGCCACCTCGAACGTGCAGACGGTGGAACGGTATCTGCGGGTGGTGACGACCACGTCGGGCGGGTTCACGTCGGTGTCGTTCCAGGTCACCGTCAACCGCAACGAGTCATTGACGGTCTTCTGATGCGCCCCATGTCCCGCATTCAGCCGCAGATGCGCCCCGAGGCGTACAACACGTACTCGATCACGTCGCCGCACGACGTGTTGGTGAAGGCCGCATGCGAACAGGTCGGATGCCAGATGTGGCTGCACGGCTGGCAGTCGCAGATAGACGAATCCACCGACCTCGGCAGGACGCAGGCCGACTACATCCGCACCCAGTCGGGGCGCACGTTCCGCGAGCAGCACACCGCGGATGGGGTCACAGTGTTCACGTTTGACTCCCGTCAGCGTTGCTTCGCCGACCATCGCACGCGGCCGGAGAAGTACGACGTCAAGCACGGCGACTGGCGCCGCAGCACGGTAATCCGCGTGCATGCCCGTCCGGCGGACTGGGTCGAGGACTTCGCTGAGCATCAAGATCGGCTCAAGACCACATTGGAGCGTGGCTGATGGCGAAGGTTTCGGCGGATCCGGTGTTCGGTGCGCTCCATGCGGCCGGCATCGCGGACAACAACACCCGGCGGGTTGTCATCGACATCCAGGCCGGGCATCTGCCGGTCGTCTACATCGAACGGTTCGGCGATGAACAGCTTTTGAACGTGGTCCAAACCCTCCAAGGCGTTGAGATCACACGAGATGAAGGAGGGAAGTAGCCATCAGCAAAGAGGCTGGCCTGGGGTGGACGACACTCAGTGTGGATTCGTCTGCCGGGGCCGTAAAAGTGATCAAAAACGATGTGACCAACCTGAACTTTTCCACGCCGCGTGGGGTTCAGGACACGACCGGCATCGACAAGTCGGCGATGGAGCGGCTGCTTCTGCTGGCCGATTTCTCCATCACGCTCAACGGTGTCTTCAATGACGCCACGGACTTTTCCCACGACGTGTTCAAGACGGTGCCGAGCACGAGCGTCGCGCGGACCGTGACGTTGACGGTGTCGGGTAACACGCTCGCACCGGAGTGTCTGTTCACCGACTACGCGCTCACACGGGCGCAGTCCGGCGAGCTCACTTGGAGTGCTCCGGGAGTCCTTTCTGACGGCACGGTACCCACATGGTCGCCGTAGTAGATGATGCCGTGAGTGTGGCGACCGGGTCTCATCCCACCGGTCCGCCCGACTGCACGTGTCCACATGAGACGGAGGCCTAGATGGGCTACCAACGCCCCACCTTGAAGCTCATCTTCGACGACCCCGAGTTTGAGGGTCTCGAGGCCCGCTCTCTGCGGTTCTCGATCGATGATGTGGTGCTGCTGTCCTCTTTCGGCGACAAGCCCGACGCCGAAACCCTCGAGGCCGTCAAGGAACTGCTGGCTTCGCGGCTTCTGTCGTGGAACTTCGAGGACCACAACGGGGCACCCGTGGAGATCACCCCGAAGGCGATCGGCGCGAACGTGGATCCGGCGCTTCTGTACGCGATCGTGCGCGGGATCCGTCAGGCGGTGGGAGGCAAGTCGGGCCCTTTAGAGACGCCATCTCCAAGTGGCGAGCCAACCCTGGAGGCTGGGATTCCGATGGATGTGTCGTAAGGGAGCCTGCGGCG